TTATTTGGTAGGCAAACCCCGATTGACTGCTTTTTCAAATATATCCACTGACTGTTCAGCACTCTTTTCAGTTGAATGGGTGTATGTTCCAAGGGTTGTTTCAATATTAGCATGACCAAGCCTATCCTGAACATCCTTAATGTTTGCACCATTTTCAATCAGTGTTGTAGCATGGGTATGTCTTAATGAATGAAAGTTAAACAATATACCCAAGCTGTAATGAATAACTCTTGATGCATATTTGAAAGTGTCAGGGGTTACCAATTCCCCATTTTCTTTGGTGCAAACCATGTTTATTGGTCGCATCACACCCGATTCAATTGAAAGAGGAAGGGTATATATCCTTCTTAATTTTTCAGTACCTTCCAATTCTTCAACTTCATATTGCTGATGATAATATTGACCATATTTCAAGCGGTTTTCCATCTGCCAGACCTTATGCTTTTTCAGAGCATCAACCAAAGTTTTTCCAATTTTTATATTCCTGACTGATGATTGTGTTTTTGTTGAACCAAAATACCAGTTGGATTTTCTTTTATAGATGATTTTATTTACATCAACAGTTCCTTTTTCCAGGTCAATATCATTCCAGGTCAAACCCATTACTTCACCAATTCTGCAACCAGTATAATATCCAATCATTATTGGGATATAAAATGTTGTTCCTGCTGGAAATCTTTCAATTATCCTGTCAAATTCTTCAGGGGTAATAATTTTATGGTCAATTTCAAGCTTTGAATGTTCATACTTTGGGTATTTAACATATTGCATTGGATTATCTTTTATAAACTTGCATGGATGCACTGCATACTTCAAGGAACCGCTTAAAACAGTCATGATATTTGTCAAATGATGCTTGCTGACACCGCTTAAATACTTGTTGTTTATAAACTCTTGAAGCATGGCAGGTGTCAATGACTTCAATTTGTAAATACCAAAAGCAGGTTTAATGTGATTCCTGATTATTGCTTCATAACCATTTTGGGTATTGTACTTACAATTTACTTGAACATAATTCTTGAACCAATAATCCATGTAATCAGACACAGATATTTCAGACGGTTCAAAATATAGACCTGCATTTTTATATTCCTGTAATGCAATCCTTAAAGCTGCTTCTGCTTCTTTCTTGGTTCTACCACCTACCCTTTCAATTCTTTTCCTTTTTCCATCTACACTGGAAGCTTCAAACGAATAGTACCACTTGCTTCCCCTTTTCCTTACATGACCTTCCATAGAATCCTTCCTTTCTAAATTTGAGTATAAAAAATACACCTATTGCTGAACAGGTGTATCAAATGATATAATATGACTGCGAATCGGTATTATATCGGGCACCTGTCCGAATAGTATCTATGTTAAAAATCGTTCTCTGTGTTGGTATCACAGGGGCGATTTTTTTATTTCCCTTTATTTTTCTTCCAAATTAAAATTTCAATAGCTTCCTGAATGGCTGCTAAAAATTCATCAAATTGCTGATTTGTAAAAGTAGAAACAACACCTTCTTTAATCAAAGTACAACAAGGGGCATCTGGAGATTCATCAAAACTTACAGGATATTTACTTCCGTCAGGATTTTCTTCCCATTCGGTAGCTATTTTATCCCATTGAATGGTGTATCCAATAAATTCAAGATACTCAATGGCTTTAATATCTTTTTGCATTTTATTTGTATCAAACTTTTTATCAAAGTAATCCCATCCCATAAGCTGTGTTGGAGTAGTTTTGAAAATTCGACACATTTCAGAGAGCATTTCAACATTCGGGGTACTAACAGATTGTTCCCAACTTGAAACTGTGGATGGTTTTGTTCCAAGTATTTCAGCCAAATCCTTTTGTGAAAGCCCCATTCTTTTTCTGTATTTTGTTATATTCGAGGATATATTTTCTTTTATTTTTCCCACTGTTTCACCACCTTTCTTTTTACTATGTTTCAATACTATCACAATAAATTCATAATTGCAATACAAAATTATGAAATTTTCGTATTTTTATATTGACATAACGAAAAAATCGTTATAGAATATAATTACAACGAAAATATCATAGTCAAAGGAAGGTGAAACGAATGCTTCATGAAAAAATTAAAGCTTTTATGAATGAAAGAGGCATCAAACAATCATTTTTAAAAGAAAAGCTTGGTATGACTGCAAGCACATGTAATGCCATGTTAAATGGTAACAGGGGCATTTCAGCAGAAGAATATTTCAAGATATGTGATGCTTTGAAAGTTCCTCTTGATTATTTCAAAGATGAAAGGAGTGAATAACAGTGGAAGATGTATTATTTACAGTCAAAGAAGTTTCAAAAATGATAAAGACAAATCCGGCATATGTGTACAGTCTTATCAATAGCGGTCTTTTACCAGCTTTGAAACTTGGAAGCTACAAAATAAGGAAAACAACTTTATTGGATTTCCTTGAAAAGTATGAAGGTAAAGATTTGACCAATATAAATGAAATTAAAGATTTGCATAAAGTAAGCTAAAAATCTAATTTTGAAAGGATGGAAGATGGTATGAAAAACTTAACCACAATCAAGACAATGGATGAAGCTTTTATATTGAGATATGCAGAACATATGATTCAGGACATGAAATTAGAAGATGGCGGTATGGTGGTGACCATGAATGATGGACAGGCTTTCCTGTTCCCCCTGATGAATGCATTTCAGATTCACCGCTGCAATGAGTTTTTAAGGTCACTGAACCTGGGTGATGTAATTGAATTTCAATCATATTCCCAGTATTCTTACCAAATCGCATTCAGTATGAAGCTGCTTAAAATCAAAAGGCTTATGGATGCCATTGGTGGTGCAGATGGTGTTACTACTGCTGTGGAAGTATATGAAATGCTGCTTGATGAATTGTCAAACAAGTATAATTGCAACCTTTTGGAAAAACCCCTGGATGAACTTGTTCCATACATCAAGGAAATCATAACTTGCCTTTCAGTGTATGCAAATTAGCAGAAAGGCAGGTAAAAAACATGTCAAACTATATGAACACATTGAAAGTACCTGATGATATAACACCCAATGATGTGAACTTTCTTATCCTGGGCAGACTGTCAAACAAGTACAAGAAGAACTTGATTGCTGAAAAGGTCAATCATCTTGAAGCTTATGTTCGGGAAGCAGTTCAGATGATTAAGAATGAAGGGTGTATGGCTGAATGAAACATCTTATCTTACGGTTAAAGGCGGTGAGCATAATTGAATCTATTCAAAGGCTATGTTCCAACAAAGAATAAAAAATGCTTGATGCCATTCAAGGGAAAATCCGAAAATGAACTGATGACCTATGAACAGGTGAAGAATTATTCTGAATATGCAGGTGTTCTTGCGGATGAAGCCATTCTGATTGACATTGATAATTCTGAACAATCTGAACTTCTGATGAACATTGTTGAAGCAATGCAACTTGATTGCAGGGTGTATCAGACAACCAGGGGTAAACACTTCCTGTTTATGAATAATGGTATTGAAAATTGTGGAACAAATCAAAGGCTTGCAATTGGTCTGACTGCTGACATCAAGGTTGGAAGCAAGAATTCATATGAAGTGCTGAAAATTGACGGTGAAGAACGATTCATTGAATGGGATGTTAATCCCGGTGATAAATATCAGCAGCTTCCCAAGTGGTTATTCCCTGTGAAAGGAAGTACAGTTGATTTTTCAGACCTGGGTGAAGGTGATGGAAGAAATCAAGCACTTTACAACTACATACTAACCCTTCAAGCAGCAGACTTCACAGTTGATGAAATCAGGGAAACAATCAGACTTATAAACAAGTACATTCTGAAAGTTCCGTTATCAGATGATGAACTGGAAGTGATTCTGCGTGATGATGCATTTAAGAAGCAATCATTTTTTAAGGGGACAACCTTCCTGTTTGACAAGTTTGCAAATTATATAAAAAGCACCCATCACATTAAGAGGGTCAACGGTCAATTGCACATTTACCAAGATGGGATATATGGACATGGTTATTCAAAAATTGAAGCTGAAATGATTAAACACATTCCACAATTGAGCAGGGCAAGAAGGACAGAAGTGCTTTCATACCTGGAAATTTTAATTCCTGATACCGAAAGCGAAACATTCAGTTCCCCAAATCTGATTGCTTTCAAGAATGGTATATTGGATGTCATTACAGGTGAATTACATCCGTTCAGTCATGAATATATAATCTCAAACAGAATCCCATGGAACTACAATCCCAATGCATACCATGAACTGGCAGACAAAACATTGAACAAGATTGCTTGTGGTGATACAAGCATCAGGATGCTTCTTGAAGAAATAATGGGTGCTTGTATGTATCGAAGCAATGACCTTGCAGGTGGAAAGGCTTTTATCCTGGTTGGGGGAAGTTCAAATGGTAAATCAACTTTCATTAAGGTTATCAAGACAATTCTTGGGAAAGACAATTATTCAGCTTTGGATATGAGCAAACTTGATGATAGGTTTTCAACAGTCAGGATTTATGGAAAGCTTGCAAATGTTGGTGATGATATTGGAGATTTACAGATTCAGGATAGTTCAACCTTAAAGAAGATTGTCACTGGTGAAAGTATCGAAGCTGAACAGAAAGGTCAACCAAAGTTTGAATTTGAACCATTCTGCAAGCTTGTATTTTCAGCAAACAACATTCCAAGAATCGGTAAGGGCAGGGATTCTGCTGCACTGAAAAGAAGGCTTATAATTGTTCCCTTTGAAGCAACCTTCAAAGAAGATGACCCTGATTTTGATAGCAACATCAAATGGAAGCTAACTCAAAGTGAAGCTATTGAATACTTCATCAAGCTTGCAGTTGAAGGTCTGCAAAGAGTTATCAAAAATCAGAGATACACAGAATCTGAAAAGGTTAAAAAAGCAGGTGAAGAATATGCGGAAGAAAATGATTCAATATTAAGTTTTCTTAAAGACTGTGAAGATGCTGATTTCAAAATTGATGATGAACCGACTGAAATTGTTTATCAAAGATACCTGGGTTTTTGTGCTGATAACGGATTTCCTAATCTGACAAAGACATCTTTTTCAAAGCTGATGAAAAGGCATGGGTTCATTACAAAGGTGAAGGGAATGAAATCAGGTAAGACAACACGAATTTATACAAGGGATTACAGTTAACATTACACTTTTTTACACTTGTAATCCCTAAAAGCCTTGAAAATACTACACTTTACATTTTTACATTAAAATTTGACTTATTATAGAGAAATAAAACTATATATCAGAATTTTATGTAATAAAAAATAATTAATATATATTTACACTTCAAAAGTGTAATAGGTGTAAAAATTTTAGATTGAAAGGATGAAAGTGAAATGAATTTATCAGACATGATGAAGCAAAATCCCAAAGTGTTATTCAGTGAAATAAAGGTTATCAAGAAAGGCAGAAATAACTATTACATTGACGAAAGAACAAAACCTGTTCCTTTTGAGCAGATGCCAAAGGTAAAACCTATTGCACTGAATCACAGGGATGTGTTCATTGTTTGCCCCTATTGTCAGAAGATACATAGCTTCCCTATTCGTAAAGTCACTAAAGATAAAATTCAGTATTGTCACTGCAAAGGAAGGCTGATATTCCCTGGGGGCACAATTACAGACATCTTGGAAAAGCAGACACCTATTGAAATTGATTATGATTTTAAGGGGGTTATCTGATGTCAAGCAGAGTAACAATAGATGAACTGACAGATTGCATTGGTGAAGAAGCTGTTGAAAAGCTACTGAATACTTTTGCAGGTAGAAGCTGCTATTTCAATAAAAAACCAAAGGCAATTGAATTCCCTGACCAGGAATCAAAGGAATTATTTGCAAAGAATGCTTTCAAAAGCGGTACATTGACAGTTCAAGAAATTGCACAATACTTGGAATTATCTGTTGGACAAGTCAGAAGAATAATCAGAGAAAACAAACAAAAACACAATATATAGTGTGCATATTTGTCAAGAATGCCTACATATTGTGTTTTGCATGTTATAATGAAGATGGTTAGGTTTACCATCTTCTTTTTTTTCATTGAGGTTACCGTCCTTTTAAACCTGATTGCCCCTGGTTGCATCTTACCTACGGATGTGACCAGGGGGCAACAGGAAGGTTGAAGAACTTGGTATCCTAACATTTCTAACACCCTAAAAAGAAAGGAAATTTAAGTATGACTGAACAAGAAATGATTGTAAATGCAGTAGCAGTTTTGCTTGGTGATTATGAAGCGAATAGGAAAAGGGCAGCATTGCTTATCCTTCAAGCTTGCCTACCAGATAAAATTTTCAAGAATCTGATAAATGATGAACAGTTGAAACCCATCATAAAGGCACTGCAATAAAATCAAAAAATGTCAAACAAAGGGGGGGTTATATGTTGAACAAAAAGCAGAAAAAATGCCTTGAACTGATGGCAATGGGCGAATTAACACAAAGGGAAATTGCAAAGCGGATTGATGTTTCAGAAGAAACCATTTCAAGGTGGAAAAGGAACACTGAATTCACCAATGAACTTGATACACTTATTAGAATAAGCATCCAGGCGTTAGCTGCTAAAGCATTCAAGACGCAAACAAACCTTCTGAATGCTAAAAGTGAAATGGTTAGGTTTTTGGCTGCTAAAGATATTCTTGATAGAGCAGGGTTCAAAGCAACTGACAACTTGAAAATTGAAGGGGCAATCCCTGTGGTCATCCATGATGATTTGGATGATGAAGATGACTGATAGTAACAGGTTAGTGACACAATCACTGAAAAAGCAAGTAAAATGAACAGTTTGAACTTATTGGGCAATAAATTTTATGAAGGATGGTGGCACAGGTGAAAGGAAATGACAAGTTCAGGAAGCAAGTTGAAACGGAAATAAAGAAAGCACATGGTGACAAGCAGAAGCTTCAAAAGCTGATGCAGAAGGTTCTTGACTATTACCTACCCATGACCAAGGCACAAATTGAACGGATGCGTGACCTGCTGCTGTCAGTCCAAGCGGAAAGGCTGAAAATCAATACAAATTATCGTGAAATGGCTGAACTGGTTGATGGCATTACTGCTGCTTACCCTGGTGACTTTGGCGAACTGAAAGATGAAAGAATCAATCAGAATCAGCAGGAACTTGAATACTGCATGGCTGCACTGAATGCAATATTCAAGACTGGTGGTGATACTCATGCCTGATGAAATCATTTCACAGATTGATGAAATATTGCTGCGTATCAAGGCAAAACAAGCTGACCTGGCACAGATAAGAAATTCAAAGGTCAAACAGCGTGGATTAAGGCAGGTCAGCCTGTCAGACGGTGAACGAATGATATTGATGGTCAAAACCAAGCAGAAGCATGACCAGGAAATCAACAAAATGATTGAAAAACTTAACCGCAAGCTTGAAGCGGAAGGAAAAGAAAAAGTTTAGAAAGGATGATTGGAATGGCACTTGAACTTAAAAAGAAAATTGAAGAACTTATCCAGGCACACAGGGAAAACACTGACAATATGAATGCTACAATGAAGGCAACCATAGAGAAGTTTTATTCACCAGGTGGCTTGAATACCTACAAAAAGGATTTTATCAGTGAGCAGGTACAGAAGGAATTTGCTGATGCAAGGAAAGAAGCAGAACTGGTTGATTCCCTGCTAAACAAGAAGTTAAAGGCAGTCATTGAAGCAGCAAAAAAGGAAATGCTGCCTGAATACTTTAAGAAGGCAGAAAGGTCACCTGATTTTGCTGCAAAGGTGTCAAATGCCTTGCAGTTCTTGACACTTGAAGATGATGACCTGACAGATGAAGTTGCTTATCTTATCTTGAAAGATTTCATTGATGATTATGATTATGACCAAATGCTGCTGTTCAAAAGGGTCATTGCAAAGAAAAAGGCTTTGGTTGATGCATCAGGCAACACTACTTTCCCAAGAACCTTTGGTAAGCTGAATCAGATGGAAGCTGTGCTGAACTTGTTCAATGAGATTGAAACCATGGCAAATAATCTGTTCCTGCACCCCCGTTCAGAAGGTGAAACATACATATTCAACAATCGGATGTTTTCAACTCTTGTGGATGGATACCAGGAAGGATATGATGAAAAGTATATCCTGGAATATGCTGAAACCCTTGACAGGATTTCAAACAAAATCAATGGTGAAGGTGATGAAAACACCCTGGAAAAGAAACCTCAACTTGAACTTCAACTTGAAAATTAACTTTCAAAAAGTCAAGGGAACAGGTTCAAAATGCCTTGTTCCCTTGGTTATTAGTAACAGGATAGTAACAAAAGCAGCATATAAACCAGTATTTTCAGCAGTTTGAACTTATTGTTCGATAAATTTTCAATCAAGGGGGTGTTTCGGATATGGGAAAGTTATTAAAAGTTGACATCAAGCAACTTGAAAAATTCAGGGATGATTTGGAACAGCTACAAGAAAACCAAGTTCAGCAATTCCTTGAATCATGTGCCAAAGAACTTGCTGCAAGGTTGCTTGCAAAGGTTATAAAAAGGACACCCACTGGTGTATATGATAAGCCTGTCAACTTTATCACAAAGGATGGGAAACAGGTATCATTCACACCCCATACAGGAAAAAGTGGCGGTACATTAAGAAGGGGTTGGACAGCGAAAACCGAAGCAGAAGCAATGAATGGCACTGGCAATGGTACAAATGCTGCGACATATGCAAATTCACTTGCTATAAGGAAGGTCGGCAATGAATACCAGGTGGAAATTATAAACCCTGTTCATTATGCATCCTATGTTGAATTTGGACACAGGACACCTGACCATAAGGGTTGGGTTCCAGGGGTGTTTATGCTGACTATTTCAGAACAGGAACTTGAAGCTGATGCACCAAGGATTCTTGAAAATAAGCTGCAAAAGTTCCTTTCACAGTTTTTCAAATAAAGGGGTGGTTTAATGCGTACAGAGCAACAAATGAAAGCCAAACGGTATTTACAACAAGCATTTAAGATAAATGAACTGATAAACAGTAAAATTGAAGAATTAAAGGAATTAAGGGTATTGTCTGAAAGCTTGCCAAGCACAGATTTTTCACGAGAAAGAGTTCAGAAAACAAAATCCCATGAAGCAAAGTTTACCAAGTATGTTAACAGTATGGTTGACCTTGAAAAGAAAATTGATGAGGAAATGGTGCAATTGATGGAACTAAAAATGGAAATTAGAGAAAAAATTTATCAGGTCGAAAATCCGAACAGAAGGCTTGTCCTTCTATACAGATACATCAATTTTATGAAGTGGGAAGAAATTGCAGACCAAATGAATTATAGCATAAAACAATTACACAGAATTCACAATGCAGCTTTGACTGATATTTCAGCCTTCATCAGTTAATTTGGAAGGGGTGCAAAGGTCATGAATCCAAATATTGAAATGGTCAACAAAAATCTTTGGGCAGTCAATTTTGGGCATGTTCGGATGAACTGGATTGATGGGTTGTGCTTCCTGGATGAAAAAGATGACTGCAACAACTATGCAGCACTGTCCGAAGATGGGCGGTTGTATGTCAACAAAGAAACTGAATACTGTGATGCAATCATTGGTCTTATTTCCTGCCTGATGCAGCGTTCTGATGAAGAACTTGCTGCTTTATCATTAAATGCAAAGAAGCAGATGCAAAATCCCGATAAAAGCAGGATTGCAGAATTAACAGACTGCATCATCCAGTGGGAAATCAAAAGGCGGTCTGTTCAGAAAGAATATTTCAAAAGGCACAAGCTGCTTTTTGTCATAGAAAAACTTAAAGAAAGGTGGTGGAAAAAGTATGGCAACAATAAGAACAGCTATAAACCTAATTGACCAGGTATCTTCCCCTGTGATGCACATAGCACAGGCGGTCAACATGACCATCAGTGCTTTTGAATCCCTGCAATCATCAGCATATGCTTCTATTGACAGTATGGATTTTGATGCTGTCAGGGAAAAGGTCAATGCAGCAAACATTGAACTGAATGAAGTTGCAGAAAGCATCAGACGAAATGCCGAAGAACAGGAAAAGTTCAATCAATCATTGAATGATGGTGCAGCCAATGGGAACAAGCTTCTGTCATCTATTAAGAAGATGGGTGCTGCATACTTATCATGGAGAGCAGTCACCCAAACATTAGATTTATCGGATACAATGTCATTGAATGAATCCAGGCTTTCCCTTATCGTTGATGATGGCGGTTCTGTTGAAGAACTTCAAGCTAAAATATACCAGTCTGCACAAAGAGCAAGGGCGAATTACCAAGATACAATAGACATTGTTTCAAAGCTTGGATTGCTTGCAGGAAAAGCATTTACCAGTAATGATGAAATCATTGCATTCCAAGAGTTGATGAAT